CGCAAATTCAGCAGGGCGATTTAGCCAATAATAGAAAGAGCGCGAATCCCTCAAGCGAGGTATGTTATATTGGTTACCAAAATACACCTATGATACCATCTCTTCAGTCAACTATTACAAACCCATCTAATTTAGTAGAAGGAGTTGCAGCAAAAGGGTGGATTCGCGGCGGCTTACCGTCACGCGAATTAACCCGCGACAAGGATTATGCGGTAAAGCACACGCCGACACAATACGTATAATTATAGTATAAATGTCAATCGCCAATAAAAGATAATAAATATATTTAGTCATTTATGTTGTTTAAATATATTTATAGAGGTTATGCATAGAATTTTGTCATGTATATAACAAATTTTGTATGCACATATAAATTGCACGATGATGAAGTCCAAGAAGACATGTATCGCATGCAAATTTTACAAGCATTTCATTTAACTAGTTGGGATGATGGCCAAATTAATAAAGAAACAGACCGGCTGTATGATTTGTGTAATAAAACCGAAAGGTTTTCAGAGTTACTAGATAAACTTAAGAAATCTACCGAATTACAATTTATAATTTCAATCATGGGAGAGAATGATAATGTTGTATTATTTAAATGTTTATTTAGGTTTGAATTATTTGATTTAGCGCATAAATATATATGTAATGTAATAGAAAATAAACCATATGATAAGATATTCGTGGAATTATTAGATATTATTAAATAATACAACCAACAAAACAAAATATAATAACATATTATAAAATATAATATAATATAGTATAATGGCTTCCACTCGCAACAACAATACTAAGAGCGACTATTGTTTACAACAGCGCAGTTATCAATCTGGTAGAGATTATACAGAATATAAATATTCGCAGTATGGACACGCCTATGCCCCTGCCATACCATGTGTTGGATATATGCCTAGTCATATGCCTAGAGATACTTTATCTACGAATCCAATAGAAATAGAGTCTGTATTATTTGGTATAAATTCAACAAATTTAGTAACTCCCCAACAACCAGCTAACCCGAAACTCAAAACAGTTCCCATGAAGCAATTTTTTCAGCGAACTCCACTTATTATGCCAAAACCATTAGTTATTGAAAATAGTCAGAGACCATTTCCTATCCCACAATAATTTAGCTAAATATACTTTTTAAAAAACATCGAAACAACAAATGTAAATACTGCACCAAGTAAAGCAACTGCTGCGGGTGTAAGCAAACCATATATATTTACATATGAATTAGAATATAGTTTAGTTACCATAATTAGCGAAATGCCAATAAAAACAGCGCCTATGGCCCGAAAAACCTTATTATTAAATATCATTAGTGGAATTGAAATTAGTAGAACTGCCCCAGCCTCAGAAAGTATTATGGGATAAGTATTTTTTAGTGATTCTATAACGGAATTTGCTTTATTCTCAGGAAGGTCATTTCTCTGCATTTGATAATAGGAATATGCATCAGGTATAATACTAGATATTGCGAGAACAAGTAAGAAATATAGTAATTGTTTACGAGGTACTGATAAATATCCTGATATTCCACATAATACTGTCATGACTACCTCATTGATACCAAATGTAAATCCTTCGGATAGTTGCATTTATATTATAATATTATAATATTAAAATATAAAATATTAAAATATAAAATATAAAATATAAAATATAAATATAAAATATAAATATAAAATATTAAAATATTCGCAATGCAAGAAGTTATATTCTATATATTAATTAATACATTTTAGGATTAGATTATATTGGTATAGTATATATAATGTCATTTACAAGATTTCATGATGACCCATGTAGAATAGAAAAACAACTGCAAGAATCAACAGGATCAGGTAAATATATGCTAAATGTTCCAGGAAACGGAGAAAAACCATGTTTTATGGAAGATCCTTTTATTAGAATGCAAAAATGGGGAAGTAATTTAAGAACGAATACAATTAATTTAGAGAGTGATTTGCGTGGATTAACGCGACACACTAATCGCGATTGTATGAAGGTAAATAATTATGAAAAACATCGTGTAAAGTCTAGAAAAGTCACCTATCCATCATGTAATCCGTCTACTGAACAAACAAGGGCAACGAATCCTGCATGGCAACTAAGAGATTTAGAACAAGTAGATTGGTATACGTTGCCATTAAATCCGCAAGAAAATACTTGTATGACTTTCCAAAATAATTTAAGCACAAGAATTCTGGAGAAAGACAATTTTATTCCCTCTGCCCCTTGTATTCCACCCGGCAACCAGGATCCAATTTCTATGGCGCCTTTTGTTGCAAACCCAACAAACAATTCGGACTTGTGCACTGGTAGAAATATCTGCAAAGTAGTGTAGTTAGTTGTAGTTAGTTGTAGTTAGTTGTAGTTAGTTGTAGTTAGTTGTAGTTAGTTGTAATGATTTGAATATCAAATTTTATTATGATAAAAAATTATAATAATAAAATATGTTTAGTGATATGAAGTAATATAATATATATAAGTAGTATATATAATGGCAGAATTAATAATTGCGACAGTAGCATTAGGAAGTATGTATGTTATTTCAAATCATTCGCCTCCTGAAGACAAACCATTGCAAAATAGAAGCAATAAAACCCTACCTCTTGAAGGGTATGAAAACATGGGGAAGCCGCAAAATACATTGCATACGGTAAATCCCCCGGCACCGCAACAACCGAGGTTTCCTGCTCCAGAGAATTATCCTGTAGCAGCCGATCGTGTTGCGGATAGCAATATAAATAAGTATAGAAATCCAAATCAAACTACGGATAAATATTTTGATAATACTGTTTATGAGCGAATTGAAAAAACTAATCCACCGGGGGATGTTGGTAGCGGGGTATTACCAACAATGTCTTTAACAGGAGAAATTATAGATAAATCGCATTTTAAGCATAATAACATGCAGCCTTTTTTTGGGGCAAAGATAAAGGGTGCTACCGTTTCGGCAAATGTTCAGGAGAGTGTGCTTGATAATATGCAAGGACAAGGGTCCCAAATGCGCAGAAAACAAGCTCAGGCGCCTTTATTTAAGCCTCATGCAAATCTTCAATATGCAAATGGTGCTCCTAATGCAAGTGACTTTTTACAATCTCGTGTAAATCCTAGTATGAGAATGGCAAATGTAAAACCTTGGGAGGAGGTCCAGGTTGCGCCCGGATTAAATAAAGGCTATAATGCCACGGGAGGAGCAGGTTTTAACTCTGGGATGGAATCGCGCGATTCTTGGTTACCCAAGACTGTAAATGAATTGCGCGTGGATACAAACCCTAAAATGACATTTGGTCTCGATGGACATCAGGGTCCCGCAAATGCATATATTAAGGAATCTGCCAATACAAATACTCAGGGTAAAATAGAAAAGAATAAACCCGACACATATTATACAGTTGGTGCTGAACGATGGTTTACCACAACAGGTTTAGAAAAAGGGCAAACTGCGCGCGGGAGAGAAGTATTACAGCATGTAAATCGACCTACAACTACATGTGAATATTTCGGTGCAGGTGATGCCGAAGGAGAAGCTGGTTACGTTCCAGGCGAATACACACCATCTCAACGCCCAGAACTACCATGCACTGATATTGCTAATGCCGGAGCAGCAGGCATGCATGCACCTACCGCTTCTGACCATGGTGCAAAAAGTTACCAAAATCTCCCAAATAATCGCTCGACAACGCGTCAACCGGAAGAATTTGGAGGAGTAGGAGGGATGTTGAAAGCAATGGTTGCGCCTCTATTAGATGTCATGCGTCCATCAAGAAAAGAAGATACTGTAGGTAACTTACGTCCTACTGGAAATGCTGCGTCAACTGTCCCCCAACAACCTATTTACAATCCTGCAGATAGAACAAGAACGACAATTCGCGAGACTACGGAAGGAAAACTGGACAATAATCATCTTAATATTAATTCGCAAATAGATAGAGGCTCAGGAGCATATTTGGTCAGCAAACAACAACCCGTGACCGTTCAGCGCGACACCACCAACTGTTCGTATGACGGAGCTGCCGGGCCTGCAGTATATGGCGGAAATCAGGTATATGATGCAGCGTATCGCCAGCGCAATAATGTAAACAAGGGATACAAGAATCGTCCGAATCAGGGTGGAACACAAATTTTTAATCAAACGGATAATATTCAGATTGACAAGAGGGATTGTGATAGAAATAATAATAGACTGTGGGCACCATCTGCTACTCAACAACATATTCCCTCAACAGATACCTATGGAAAGGTAAATGCACCACAATACTACGATGAGTGTAAGGGATGCGAACGCATTGAACCAGATATATTGACTGCGTTCAAAGATAATCCTTATACGCAGAGTTTGCAGAGTTGGGCGTAAGTGTCGGGGACACCCCGAACCCCGACCGTTTAGATTTGAATAGAAACGTTGCACTTACCAAACTTTTTATAAAAGTTTAAAATAATCATCAAATGTCCATAATCCGTGTTTGGTTGCTAAGGTTGTAGGCGGCGTTTTTGTTTCTGGTATGGAATGATTATATTTAATCACATGTTTAATTTGTGTTTGAATCTCGTGTGTATATTTAGATAATAAAATTCTGCGAAAATCAAAATCTTTGTCGAGAAACTCATTATATTTTTCCTCGAGATATTCATCATTTATTTCTGAATAGTCATCTGTCCATAATATGGGCAAACCACTATATTTTCTCTCCATGAAAGGATTTCGTTGAATAATAGGTATTCCTTTTGATATCCACGTTTCATAATGTCGATAACAATCGATACCATTTCCTTCAGGCGATATAACAAATTTATATTTTCCAATTTCACTGTAGTATATATTTTGCTGCATTTTTATCATTGTGTATTGTTTATCTAATATACGTTTAATGCTACGGCGGTTTCCTCTATGCTTCAGCTGTCCTATTTCATCGCTAATATTGAAACTATATAATACCATTTTTGTATTGATTTCCGGGTGATTAGTTAGTGTAGTATAATTATCCGGTTTATATTTTATACCAAGCGGGAAGATAATATTATCTTTGTCTTCTCCTGTAGGGTCGATGCATCGTGTCCAAATATCGGATGAGTCAATTTCTGTATTGATCCATTCCCGAAATCGCATAATTAATATAATTAATATATCTTTAATATTTTTAATATTTTTTAAGATTATTCAAAATCAAAATATTGCAGGCTTATTATTACAGCGACACTAGTCTAGATGAAGTGCGCTAGTTATTATATTTATCTTAACATTAACCAAACCATATTAAAGCATACTTCATAATATATTTAATATGTCTGAAAATATTCTAGTGCGTGGTCATATGCGTTTCGCAGATGACAGTGATACAGATGACAGTGATACAGCGAATCCAGAAGAAGATCCATGCAAAATATCTGACCACGACTTCTTCCATCGATTTTCAAATAAGGTATATGCAAATAATATGCATAATGATATGACACCGGTGGCTATTGCCGCTAATTCTGCTGTCATTTACAAAGATATGATTGAATTATTTCGTTCGCTTCCTCCGCAGCAACTCACTACTGCAGCACTATATGCAAATGTAGATGTGTATAATCATCTTAAAAAGGAGATGGCGACAGCATTAGAAGAGCTTACCGTATTAGGGCAAATGTGTGGGATTAGTTTAAAAGATATTATGAAAGAAAAATTAAAGACCAATTCGAATAATCAATAAGAACATCCAGATATAATAAAACATGAACAATTAGATATAATATAAATATTACTCATACTATTTACATTATATGATAACATATGAAAATAAAGAAATAGAAAATACATTGAATATGTTTTTGAAAACTAATAAAATACCAAATATTATATTTGATGGACCATGTGGCAGCGGAAAACGTACGTTAGTGCATAACTTTATATTAGAAATATTTAAAAACAACACTGATATAATGGAACGAAACATTTTATACACTGATTGTGCTCATAGTAAAGGAATTAAATTTATACGCAATAACATCAAACATTTTTCGAAAACACATATAGACGAAAAAACGCAGTCAATACTATGTAAAATTATAATAATGTCGAATGCAGAGCACCTCACAAATGATGCACAATCGGCGCTTCGTCGATGTATAGAAGTATTTAGCAAAACAACTAGATTCTTTTTTATAACAGAAAATAAATCTTTATTGATGGCGCCAATATTATCAAGATTTTGTAATATATATGTTCCGGTGCCAATCCAATCAAAATTTAGCAATAACTATCATATTATGAGTGTTCAATCTAATCAAAGCTATACTATATTTATTAAGGAAACCTGCCGCCGCAAACTGTGGTTAAAAAACTTTTTCGCGAAACAAACAGAATATAGTATTGAAAATATGTTAATAATTGCAACAACATTATATGAAACCGGTTATAGTGGATTAGATATAATAGACTATATAGAGTATTCAAAATTAGACGACGAACGAAAATATAGATTACTCATAATATATAATACAATTAAATCACATATAAGAAATGAACAACTATTAATATTTATAATGTTAGTTTTGCGATTTATACGTTCTAATATAGATTTAGAAAATATACTATTTATGTAAATGGATGATTATTCGCTAACAGCGTTAAGTGATTCCAAGAATGAATGGTGTTCTAGATTAATTAATTTATTGACGCCTGCAATAATCGAAGGTCTCCGGTCAATATTTACTGAAGCATGGAACTTGTGTAATGAGAATGATGAAGATGAAAAATATCTTATGACATTCCAAACCTTCTTAAGTCGTGTTCCAAAATGGAATGAGTCTATTATAGAGGCGGAGAGAATACGAATTGAAGACACCACAAATTGTGGATATTTAGAGGAATTAATTACATGTGTTCATATTATACAGCTTAAAGCGCTAACGTGTGTTCGTGTAGGAACCGAACAAAAAAAGGTTGATATCAATATCCCGTCAAGGAACGAATTCATTCATCGCGTGTATATTAATGCAGCCCGTAAATTATATACTGTAGTATATTTATTTGAGAGTGACATTGCTCCATTGCAAACTCAAAAAAATAATAGAGAATTAGAACTAATAGTAAAAGAATGTGTTTTAAATAGTGTGCGCGATACAATGCCAGTGGAGGAAATATTGCGCGCTTATATTGATAAAACGGAAGAGGAAAATGTAACAGAAGTAGTTATCCCAGTAGAAGAGGAGGTAGAAGAGGAGGTAGAAGAGGAGGTAGAAGAAAAGGTAGAAGAAAATACTGAATCTAAAAAGGAGACAGACAAAGTAACTGATACAAATAATACAGCAGATACCCCTGGTGAACTATGCAATACCCCAGCTTCCACACCACAAAACATTGCGCCGCAGAAAGTAACCGGAGAAATATTGGACGATAATGTTAAATTTAATGATACGGACAATGCTATAGATATGAATGGTATGAAAAGTAATATTATTGCACCAAAAACAGACGAACGTTTGGATCGCATCGCAGCAATTGCTGCAGAAAGACGAAAAGAAGAAGAAGACGATGAAGACGATCAGCTAACCATAGGAGATGAAGTAAACTTGGAAATAAACGAAATAAATGATCTTAATAAACCGGCTGTAATTATTCCACCCATATTAGATGATATAGAAGTTCTTAAATAATACATATACAAAGTATTTTATACAAAGTATTTATACAAAGTATTTATACAAAGTATTTTATACAAAGTATTTTATACAAAGTATTTTATACAAAGTATTTTATACAAAGTATTTTATAAATATTATATCATAGTTAAACTATATAATAATGCCGATTTCATTCACAAATGCAATAGTAATAGCAATCGTGTATTTTATTGTAAAGTTCGCAGAAATTAAATTTATAAACAAGGAAAATAGACCCGTTAAATTATTGATTAGAGATACAGTAGTCGTATTTGTCTCTGGAATAACGGGGATGTATATTATCAACCATTTTAATGTGGAAACGGTGCAGGCTGCTGCGGCTAGTGCATTTACTGGAAATCCTGATTTTTAATTATATCGATGAGTCTATGTTTTAGTTGTGTTTTTGGCAATTTTTCTGTTGAAATTTTATAAATGTGCATATTTGTAAGTATAAATTTTTCTATACAAATACCACTGTTATATAAATCAATTATTGCGGAAACGCTGATTGTAATGCGGTTGTGAATAATTACATGTTCGAAAGGAATACAAAACTTCCTAAGAATAATATCCATATATTCTATATATTTTTTGACGTTATTCGTATCCAAATGTATGGCGGGTAGAATACTTAGAATTGATCGAACAAATTGTCTTACTGCGTGACATTTTCCAGCCATATTCCATTCTAAAGTAATAGTTGTTAAAATATCGTGTATTGGTATCCAATATTTAGTCAGTATCTGCTGTAATTCTATTGTAGAAGATTTATTATACTTACTATTATAAATGACAGGATTTATAATAGTATGAACACTATCAATATGATTTTCTATAAATATACGCTGAAAATTACTCATTGATTTATCATATAGTTCTGACCATAATTCTTGTCCATTTTGCAGTATATTACTATTTGCTAGTAACGGTCCATTTTGCAGTATATTACTATTTGCTAGTAACGGTCCATTTTGCCCATACATATTAGATAACAGTATAATACGGGTTGTGCATTTTTCACATTTAACACATTCCAAAATCTGTTGATAAAAGTATTGGCATGGACTTGAATGATTATCGTTGACACACATCATAATATACTCACCATTTATGTTCCATAAAATATCCGCATGATTGCTTACATTATCAGCGAAAGAACTTTCACATACGTGTGAAACGCTCGACATGTTAATATTATTAATATTAATATTAATACTATTATTAATATTCATTCAATTTTTGTTATAGTATTGCAACTCATACGAATTATTTTATAATACTTGTTGCGAATAGTCTGGATATGTATCTATATTCATAATCGTTTTCTTTTTTGTTATTTTCTTTTTAGGAATTATGAATTTGGAAAAATATTCGTTTTGAATCACATTTTCTGGAATATGTTTATGAACCGTTCTAGCGATCATTTTATATAGTTTGAAATCTGGATAACGTTCTTTACCATTAGATTTGTATAATACATTACGCCCTTCATCATCTCTGCACCAACTGATTATAATTTTAATGATGGGTGATTTAATTTTCGTGATATCATTTAAATCATCAATAAAAAAATCAAACATGGAACACGCTAACCGACATAAATCAAAACTATAATTAGGCTCAATACATGGTTTTTTACTATTGTAATATGGTTCGCAATTATATTGCGTTGCTCCATCTCCTTCCTTATGAAAACTATCACTGCATATCCGTTTTCCGCGATATTTATAAATTGATCGACCAAAGTCAATGATTTTATATATTTTACCAAAGGTCGGTACTTTATAGTATTTATCATTGAATTTATAATACAAATACTCTTTTTTTGTAGAAATATACATAATATTATTTGTATGCAAGTCATTATGTGTCATGTGGAACACTTTTTGAAATGTGATTAAAATCATTAATAATTGAATGATGATAGACCCCAATTCATCGTCCTGTATATCCTCATGTAAAAGAAAACTGTCAAATGTTTTATCGCATTTTTCGAGAGCTATAATTTCAATGGGAAAATCATGTAATGTTGCATTAACTGAGTCTTCTGTTGCTGTGGAATATGATGACATGCTATTACTGTCACTATCAGAGGAAGAATCAACGGAAGAATCAACGGAAGAATCCACAGAAGAATTTGTGTTTGATGAACGAGAGGAACAAGAACTGGAAGAAGATTGAAGTTCGTATTTTAATGAATTATTGCTATTGGTATTCATTTTTTCATTTGCACTTTGGTTATTTGTATATAGTATTTCCAGGTCTTTATAATCTGCGGTATTAGCCGTTATAAATAAATTATTTAAACCGGATATATCGTTGATATTTTTCAAATCTATAATAGTGTTTTTTGAACAATTATTGCTATTATCAATGAATACGTCTTGAATGGAAAGTTTTTCACGATTAGTTTTAGTATAGTTGTCGCAATATTCGTCATAATATTTATTGTCTAATTCAAAAAGCGAATTTTTGTGTTGACAAAAATATTTAGATTCGTGTAAATAATCCAGTTCATCATAAATATTAATATTGAAATCTTTTTTATTCCCTAAAAATGCGCCATAAAAGTCTGTTCCATGAATAAAATTATGTTCATTCAATAATTTACTAGATAAGAAAGAGAAAAATCCGTCCGTATACGAAGCGTTATTTTTATCACGAATTTTAAAATGAGAATTTTCATTTTCGAAAGAAGGAATATTTAATAAATTATTATCTGATATATCATATTTTCCAATCATATATTTTATCGGGTCTAAAAGAGGACTAAATTTAAAAAATACATCACGCTCCACAGTATTATTGCATATATCTATTACTTTAGCAGTGCAACTATTATATGAAGACATTTCTAATATATCAATTAAACTATATGCGTGATTAAGATTTATAGTATTTGCATTATTTTTTGAAAGTGAAAAAAATGTTTCGTATATTGGGATATAATTCTGCACATTATTAACTTCCAGATTTTCTATAGTAGAAAATGCATGAAATAATGTTGAGTTGTCTTGTTTTTTATAATGTAATTCCATTATTGTTGTTAAATATTTATTATATCATATTTAAACCTATAATAAATTAATGGTTATACTAAATACTTATACTAAATACTTATACTAAATACTTATACTAAATATATTATATGCGACAGCATTTTATATCCTATGTATGATCGATGTATGTATGATCGATGTATGTATGATCGGTGTATATATGATCGATGTATGTATGATCGGTGTATATATGATCGATGTATGTATGATCGATGTATGTATGATCGATGTATGTATGATCGGTGTATATATGATCGGTGTATGTATGATCGATGTATATATTATGCGGTATAATAATATTAAATTTATATAAATATGTAATAGATGACATTAGAGCTAAAAAAATTTGATATGAGTCAAATTAGTTTTAAAGCAGATGAAAATAAAGGGCCTGTCGTGGTGCTAATAGGAAGGCGCGATACCGGGAAAAGTTTTCTCGTTCGAGATTTATTGTATTATCACCAAGATATACCTATAGGAACGGTGATATCTGGGACTGAAGCGGGTAATGGCTTCTATGGCGAACATGTTCCAAAACTATTTATTCACGACGAATACAATACTGCTATTATTGAAAATATACTAAAACGACAAAAGGCTGTGCTAAAACAAGTTAAGAGAGAGATTCAACAATATCGTCGGTCTACTATTGATCCCCGAACATTTGTGATATTAGATGATTGTTTATATGATGCTACGTGGACGAAAGATAAGATGATGCGCTTATTGTTTATGAATGGTCGTCATTGGAAAATTATGATGGTAATTACAATGCAGTACCCACTAGGCATACCACCAAATCTTAGAACAAATATAGATTATGTTTTTATTTTAAGGGAACCATATATTACTAATCGTAAGCGCATATGGGAAAACTATGCCGGAATGTTCCCAACAATGGAAAGCTTCTGTCAAGTCATGGATCAATGTACGGAAAATTACGAATGTCTTGTGATAAATAATAATTCTAAATCTAATAAATTACAAGATCAAATTTTTTGGTATAAAGCGGAACCACACAACGCTTTTAAATTAGGGTCTAAAGAATTTTGGGACATTTCAAAAGACTTGAATTCGGACGACGATGATGAACAATATGATCCAACCGCAAGTAAAAAAAGAACGAATCCTAAGATAAGCGTTAAAAAAAATAGATGGTAACTATAGGTAATCTATTCTAGCAGATACACAACGTAGCTTCTCACTTTCTAAATCAACGTCAATTTTTTTGTAATCATATGAACACTCATGTGCTTCAGGCAATCTATGCCGTTTACAAAATTGGTAATTGCATTTACATGTAGCCATCATCATCTCTACAATACTAATCCGTTTTTTACAATTTTCATGTTCGCAAATTTGTTTTTTCTTATTTTGCATATTACAACTTATATATATTTATGAAATATATTTAAGTTGTTGCATAATACACCATGTCATAGTATTACACTTCTTCTATATCATTTGCTGTAGCTTTATTTTTTTCAACCATGCACTCGCACACAATTTCATTCTTTTCCCCAGTAGTCTGACATTTTTTGAATGCAGGCAGCGTACATACACCATCCGTACACTCAACAGTATGCTCACTTGCAATATTATCATCCACTTCCGTTTCATTTTGTTCTGTTAGCGTGATATTATCTTTTTTCTCGTCCTCATTTGATTCGTTTATGGAACCCAAATGGGTTTTAGCACTATTTTTGTTTCTTAATTTTTTTACTTCAGTCAAATTGTTATATCCGTGATCACTATTCTTATTATTGCCAGTTATAATATTGTCTCCCTCAAAAAGCTCTTTGCGAATATCAGCAACTGCGACATTGTCATTACCAAGAGATTTCTCGATAGTGCTAGAATTAGCAACACTCACTAATTCACCATCTTCATTAAGCATTTGTGTAAGTGGGTTGTTACTCTCTAGAGACCTCCTTTTATTTTCCTCCATGGCTTTTACTTTACTTTCTTTCACGCGTTTCTCAAATTCAAAATTAGCAGCTTCTTCGTTCTTGCCCTTTTCATGCATCAATTGATTCAGTTCTTCTTCCATATATTCAACGCGCCCCGTTTTATATGCTTCTGGATGGAATGGCATCCATGATCCTATTGGTCCAACATATACATCATGCGATGGGTCCATTTCACGCAACATTTTACATCTTAGCTCCGCTTCTGCCTGTGTAGGATAAGATCCGCGAACCTTAATGCCTCTGACACTGGTTTGAAAAGATACGTGTTCATTATATGTTTCCATTAATTTATCTTCATTTTTATCTAAAAATGTTTTATAATCATCAGCAACATTAGTTAGGAAAAGGTTATCTTTTTCTTCTTTGCAAAACTCAGTAAAATCTGTGTCAATAATAGTATAGTCAAGTTTATGCTTAAATGCAATAAAACTTAAGAACTGGGAATATTTTTCCAGTGATTTCTTCATATCCCACTCCTTAACGTATTGTTCGAATAAAAATGTTTCACGCTGTTTTATTTCTTTTTCGGGCGAAATAAATGACAGACATACAAACTTTTGTCCGGAAATTGCCCGATCTTCATCTAGGAGATCTACATATTTCGGGTTCTCCTTTCCATCTGGGGTGGTTTTATACTCCATATTTTTATTCTGTTTATTTTGTTTATTTTTTTCGTTCTTTAGCATAATATTTATGTTATATATCCTTTTTAAGTATTTAAGTTTATTTCATTAGATAAGATATTTGAAAATTTTTTTCTATATAATACATATAATGGCATCACAATCCGGTTTTGATCTCAGCGAACTCGTAAAACGAGCAATAAAATATCTGGTAGAGGGTCTCATGGTTGCAATTGCAGCATTTGCTATTCCAAAGAAATCTTTAAATTTCGATGAGATAGCTCTTATTTCATTAACAGCTGCCGCTACATTTAGTATTTTGGATACATACGTCCCTGCCATTGCTGTAAATGCCCGTTCAGGCGCAGGTTTAGGAATAGGTGCTAATCTGGTAGGATTTCCTATGTAAGTAATGACTTATTCACAAGAAATATAATATATACAAGAAATATAATATATACAAGAAATATAATATATACTAACTAGTTCCATATTATTAAAAAGTAATAATATGCAATGCTTACCATATAATAGTCTATATATTTAGAAATATTATATTGTTGGAATAAATTCCCAATTTAACTCATTGCAGATTTGTTTCCAAATTTCATCTTGTTCGATTTGCTTGTCACGATCTTTTAGCATGGGGAAATATGGTAGAAACTGAGTTTGGTCTAATAATTCACATAATTTATATATTGTGTAATAATAATTTAGGAAATTAACCCTATCTTGTGGACAATATTTAGCATATGGTGCCTGTATATCCATAAATAAATTACATAAAATTTCTTCTAATTCTTGTGACATCACTGGCGGTTTAATACCCAATTTATCTTTTATAAAAGGTATATGTTCATAGTATTTATTATATCCTAGTTTTTTTAGAATGTCTTTCGCCATATTATTTGTTAGTTGTTCAACCTCAATTCTTTCTTTTATAATTTGCAGTTTTACATTTTCCAAAACTTCCTTCGGTATTTGCGTAGTTTCTTTCGCTTGAAATTGTGCTAATATTTCGCGAAAATGGTTGATTCGTTTATATGCATAAAAACATATTTCTTTCGGGGGCTCTTTGTACGAAGGTCTATCATTGTCTACGAAATATGGCGTGTTTTTAAAACAATTGTTACATACTAATATACCATCATGTTCAACCGGTATCATTTCACCTTGTGAGCAAAACTTGCATATATCGGATTGTGTAGAATAATCATTAAGATTAATATATTTTTCATCTATATTAGAAAGATATCTTTGCATATAGGAAGGCGTTTTCAAATCACAAATTTTTTTATTATCTTTGCTTTTAAAAAAATTATCTATTAATGTTTTTTTCGTTTCTCCTTTATTTATATTTTTTTTTTCTTCAAAATATTCAAATATAAAATTCGAATTATTTAATAGATAATTTTTTTTTTGTTGTTGTATAGACCTTATTTGTTTTTTTATTGCACATAATCGGTCTTTTTCATCTAGCTGTACATCTAGTGACATGTTATTCATGTGAAGACGTTTTTTGATAGCGTTTTTTTCCTTTTTCAGTTTTTCGATTGTAGTATCATCTTTTTTAAACGTATACAAACAGCTTTTATGGGTGTTATCTATTGTTGCAATTTTTTTATCACAAAAAGCGACTGGTTTTTTTGTTTTCGGTTTAAATCTTGTCATTAATATATAAATATTATTATTTTTAATAGATAATAATAATAATATATTTAGGAAAAATACTGATGCTTCCAAATTATAAAATAATGAATAAATAATTAATGAATAAATAATTAATGAATAAATAATTAATGAATAAATAATTAATGAATAATTATTGAATATATTATCGATTCTAATATCGATTATTTAGGAATATATTACACGAAATAGTCATTCAAGTTAAATATAAATAAATGTTTTCTACTTATTATAATAATGGATAATAAGTTATATATATATCGATCATGTGATGATATTAGTCCTACAGATTTACAAAAAATGAGTTTTATATTTAATGCATTGCAAAATGGGTGGGAAATTAAAATGAAAAATAATAAATATCATTTTACAAAAAAACATGAGAATAAACAAGAAATATATTTGGACAGTTATTTAACGCATTTTTTAAAGAAAAATATGGACGTGTCGTTGTAAGTATATTGCCGGATGTTATATAAAATTCATATACGGTTATATGAATTTTATATGAATTTTATATGAATTTTATATGAATTTTATATGAATTTTATATGAATTTTATATGAATTTTATATGATTTTTATATTTAATTAAGGATAATTTCAGAAATTTTTTTTCTTTAGCAATATTATAACAATGGGAGGTGGATTAATGCAACTAGTAGCTTATGGCGCACAGGATGTCTATTTAACAGGCAATCCTCAGATTACTTTTTGGAAGGTGACTTACCGTCGCCACACCAATTTCTCTCTCGAAAGCATCGAGCAGACGTTTAACGGCCAGGCTGATTTCGGACGCCGTGTAACTTGCACTATTAGCCGTAATGGCGATCTTGCATACCGCACTTACCTTCAGGTTACTCTCCCCGAGATTAATCAGCAGATGCACATAGGCAGCACCGCGGCGGGCGCGGCAGTGAACCCACCGGAGCGTGCAACGCCTGGCGTCTTCGCCCGCTGGCTTGATTGTCCGGGTGAGCAGCTTATCTCGCAAGTAGAGGTTGAGATCGGAGGACAGCGTATCGATCGTCAGTATGGTGACTGGATGCACATCTGGAACCAACTTACTCTTTCTGCTGAGCAGGAGCGCGGCTACAACAAGATGATTGGCAACACCACTCAGCTTACCTACATCACTGATCCTGGTTTTGATGACATCGATGGTCCTTGTGACTCAGATGCTCCTCGCCAGGTCTGTGCTCCTCGTAACGCTCTACCAGAGACTACACTTTACATTCCTCTTGAATTCTGGTATTGCCGCAACCCCGGACTCGCCCTCCCTCTTATTGCTCTTCAGTATCACGAGGTGAAAATCAACCTCGACCTCCGTCCTATTGATGAGTGCCTTTGGGCGGTGAACAGCATTGGGGAATGCACCGCAAAAGGAGCCAGCCGCAAAGTTACGACCGCCTACAACCAGTCGCTCGTCGCTGCGTCACTTTACGTCGACTACGTATTCCTTGACACTGATGAGCGCCGCCGCATGGCGCAGAACCCTCATGAGTATCTTATTGAGCAGCTCCAGTTCACCGGCGATGAGTCTGTTGGTTCATCTTCTAACAAGATTAAGCTTAACTTCAATCATCCATGCAAAGAATTGATATGGGTTGTTCAGCCCGACAGTAACGTAGACTACTGTAGTTCGCTTGAGTGCGAATCTGTTCTTTTCAAGCTATTGGGTGCTCAGCCTTTCAACTACACTGATGCGACTGATGCTCTTCCTAACGCAATGCACGCCTTCGCCGGACCGCAGGCAGCGTCCGCGGGCAATTTTATCACCGATGATGGCAAGGGTGGTGGTGCGGGTATGTTCCATGACCCCGGTGCGAGCGACAACCGCGACGGCTCATATTGGGGCGACACGATAAATGACTACAACACGCGCTCGAAGGGGGCAGCGGGCGTGCCAACGGGCGCGAACGCGTTTTTGCCCGGGGGCGGAGGTGACTATCAGGGGGCGGGTGGCGCAACCACGATGGCAGACGGGTCGTATTATGGTGCTGCATCTACAGGATTGCCGGGCGCAGCTGCCGCTCCTGGTGGAGGTGGTGGGTTCGCTGATGGGATTGGGGGTGCGGTCGGGTTTGGCCCCGATGATAATGCCGGTTGGCTCTCATCTGTGTCAGATGCAGGTTCCTTCGTCCTCGCAGAGCAAGCTAAACCACTGCACTGCTGGGGGGAGAACCCCGTCGTGACTGCCAAGCTTCAGCTTAACGGACAGGACCGCTTCTCTGAGCGCGAGGGTACTTACTTCGATCTTGTTCAGCCATACCAGCACCACACTCGTTCGCCCGACACTGGTATTAACGTATACTCTTTCGCACTTCGCCCCGAGGAGCACCAGCCTTCCGGCACTTGCAACTTCTCGCGTATCGACTCTGCCACTCTTCAGCTTGTCCTTTCCAACGCCACAGTTGAGGGCACAATGACAGCCAAGGTTCGCGTCTACGCCACCAACTACAACGTCCTCCGTGTCATGAGCGGCATGGGTGGCTTGGCGTATAGCAACTAATCAAACTACTAACTTAAATGATATAGTTAGAAACAACATAAAGACATACCATATTATTATATATAACAATATGGTACATTACAAATATGACAACGATACAAACAGCTTTCATATGACATTTGATAAGACGTACACAATAAATGCAGAGCAACTGGTTACATTACTAAACCTAAATAAAAGATTGAATTTAGATTATATTAATACATATCCATATTATTATAGTAATGGCAAAGCAGTTAATATGTTACAAATATTATATGGATTAAAATGTGATAATTTAGAATTTGTGTTTAATAATAATAATCCACATGATGTAAGACCGTGTAACGTTACAATATATCACGAATACCATAAGGTAATTAAAACAAAATATGAAATAGCGCAGTATATTTCCGGACACTATTCTGAATCTGGAATAGATGCGTATATTATGAAAAACCCAATTTGGGTTACGGACCAAGGATATTATATCATGTATTGCGAGAAATCGACGTTGTGTATATTATGTGAAAAGGGATTAGATATTATTCGTGCATATGAGAAAAAAAACAATATTAAAATTACTTTTCATAGTCACAAGTCTGGATATATTTCTGGTGGTGGAGGAGAATTATATATTCATCAAATTTTAATGGATTTTTATGGGCAAGGAAAGGGGACAAAAAATGGCAGCGTCGACCATATAAATAGAAATACTCATGATAATAGGTTGAGTAATCTTCGCATAGTTTCGCATAGTGTCCAACAAAGTAATAAAATTGGCGCAATTATCGGAACAAAGAAAGCAAGAAGTAAAACAGCACAACCTCTTCCTGAAGGGCTGACGCAGAGCATGATTCCAAAATATGTCAGTTATTATAAAGAATGCTATAATAAAGAGAAAAATTTATATAGAGAGTTTTTCAAAATAGAGAAGCATCCAAATCTTGAAACGCCAAGATGCGGTTCTAAATCTGCGAAATTTACATGGCAGGAGAAGCTGGATGCGATTATTGAAATTCTATATAATATTAATCATAATATTGTCGCTGAAAACCCAAATAAACTTCCTATGTATTATCGCGTTGGAATTGTTCGTAATGCACCACATTTACAATATGAAAAACGCGTGGGCGGGAAAAGAATGTCATTGATTATGAAAATGAAAGCCGGTGAAGATGTTAGTGTAGAACTAGAGCGTTTTAATGAAAAATTATATAAAAAGTATCCTGAGTTATCGAGTCAGAGTATTATATAAACTCATAACATTCTCGCGAACAATAATACCACTTTCCTTGTTTTATCGCGTTACAAATACTTTTAGGAAAAACGTCAATTCTACATAGACATGTATGACATTTCTCTCCCCAATATAAATTTATTTCTCGTAATATTTCTTTAGGTAACATCATTATTATTTACTCCATAAATCTAAGTCTGTTTACAAATTGATATTGTCGCTATTTACAAAATATTATTTTGTAAATTAATATTTTTATACTATATATGAAAACTCGAGAGATTTATTTAGTTTTAGGAAGTGTTTTTGTTGTTGTTGCCGTTCTTTTTATGCTTGGTGTCATTAAACCCCCTAGTTCTAATACGGAGAATGAAACCACTTATATTACCACGAACAGACCATGGTATGGCACACCATTTCGCGAACGTGTTGGAATAGGCGGTTGGCCTTCGCGCCATCACAATGGATCACACAATGGACCACATCCTGGACACTCCATACCTACCCATGTAGTTTTATAAAATAACTAACATATCATATGGATAACATATGAATAAAATATACTTAAAAATATCTACATAAACAATATTATATGCAGATATTTGTAAAAACGCTTACTGGAAAAACAATCACGCTAGACGTAGAAGCCTCAGATACGATCGAGAATGTGAAACAGAAAATTCAGGATAAAGAGGGTATTCCTCCTGACCAGCAGCGTCTTATTTTCGCCGGAAAACAGCTTGAAGATGGTAGGACGCTTGCTGATTATAATGTTCAGAAAGAAGCCACTTTACATTTGGTTCTGCGACTTCGATAAATCTAAAGCTAATCTCCTGTCAGAACTGAGATATAGCTAAGGCTAATCTCCTGTCAGAACTGAGATATAGCTAAGGCTAATCTCCTGTCAGAACTGAGATATAGCTAAGGCTAATCTCCTGTCAGAACTGAGATATAGCTAAGGCTAATCTCCTGCACAGCGTTCAATAACTTCTTGCATATTATTTATATTTTCTAATACTTGGATATTGTTATTAAAAATAATAGCGCTACCCAATCCTATTGTAGCCCCCATTAACATTGAAACACCAAGTCCTGTTTTAGTAATTTTATAACTTTCTTTCATTGCGTTATTGTTGTTATTCATAAATGTAGACAATTTGCAGTATGTAATAGATGCTAACCAGGCGCTACCAAGAGTTAACGTTGTATTCATTGCAAGTTTTCCAATGGAGCTCAACATATTAATATTATAATATTATAATATTAATCGTATAGTATTATTTTGCTTTATTACAATATTATGTTTCGCCATTAAAGAGGCGCGCCATGTTTTTCACTTCGGGTTTATTCTCATCATTTGTAAACAGCTTATGAATTAATTCGTTCTCTCTAAACCGGAACGTATAGTCCTGTTGGAGTTTATTTCTACCTACTCTCCCCATTGCCTGAATACATTTTTCCTGGCTCATATATCCCAGATCTTTTGAAATATACCCATGACAAAATTGGTAGTTGGTGCCATAAATAAAGTCTGTTGAAGCAATAATCAAATATAGTTTCTGCACTTGAGCCAATTCTTTCATTACTTCCATATATGAAATACTATTATGCGAAGCAAATACCCCTATCCCCATTAACAACAGCATTTTCCATGTATCTTCAATATCATTAATCTTCATAATTTTCTCTACAATAGCTTCGGTAATATTGCTAGTAAATGGTCTTGATTGTGCATGATGAGACGGAACCTTGTGAAATCTCTCTATATGTTCGCGTGTATTTGGCACAAACATTGGTGTTAGCGATACCGTTTTAATAGATGCTTGCATTTCTTGAATTTTTGTCATTAGTTGCTTCATTGCCGGATCTACTCGCCCCTCGCTCATTTTCTTCTCTTTATCTTGATCTTTTTTCGTGCCATCATCTAGAGTTTTTTGCATATCATCTATCTTATGACTAATGGTATCATTATATTGAATTGCCGCAATGATATCGCGAAGAACCATTTCGGGAATTTTAGCACTCTTTAAACAGAACGCAGCTATTTTTTTTACATCATCTGCAAGGAAAATTGTTGGTCCATCAGTCAGAGTATTTGCGTCAAACGTTGCAACATAAATATTTGACTCATGTCGTTTTTTACGAATACCTAACATATGTTTTCGAACAGATTGCCATGCCCCCTCTCTAAGATTTCCAAGAAGTTTTAAATAATATAGTTTAATTTCACTCATCGTCACACTTGTTATATTTTGGAACTGTGCCGCCACACTGTATCTTTCCTCGCGGAATACACAAATGCCATTAACATACGTAATAAAATCAATCGCTTCTTTTAAATCAATATAGCGAAGAAGAGTTTTATAAGTGTTACAATGTTTCACCATTGCTTTTACATCATCATATGTCTCACAAAGATAATGTGGCATTTCTACAAACCCCTCCTTGTTAATGAGAGGAATTGTCTTCTTACAATCATAACTCGTTACAGAGTAATATTCCGCGTTTTCATGACGAGATTTAAAGTCCATAATCGTTTCCTGGATTTCCTCTTCGCGTGGAAGTGTAGCGGAGCTTAATACAATATTGGGAATTAGATTTTCATTCCAATTTTTATGAATTGTGTCATGACAATCGTGCTCATCATAATCCATTGTAATGGTTGGTTCATCCCAATACAAAATAATATCCTCCCTCGCGTTAAATGCAAGCATATAAAGCATGGCTGGCAGATATGATTTAATATCACAAATCATAATTTCTACTTTATCTCCAACTGAGTTATCTACTTTAGCAATGCTACCACTTCTACGGTTTCTCACATAATCTGTTGCTGCATAATAATGAAGTCGAATATCATTGGCATCGCTGCATCCAAATGCAAAAGCAACCTTCTTCTCAACAGAGATTGCCGCTTTTGCCAAAGCCAGACCGACGTGACGAGCAGCACACACAAAGATGATTTTGTGGTTTTCAGATAAACCCAGTGGAGACATAGTTTTGCCCGTGCCTGTCGGTGCAATATAGGAAATGAGTTTGGGTTTCGGTGATTTGCAAACAGTAAAGAGGGTTTTTTGGTGAGGATACAAAGTTTCGTCTGCATATTTAAGAAGCAAATCGTTTTTTTCAATGAGGGTGTCCCCTATTTTTACGAGCGATGGGAGTTCAATCCCTCCTTGAAGTGTTTTCATTGTTGCTGAAATATAATCAACAAACAATGGATTTGCATTATCAATATGGTTAGACATAATTGAGTTGATTGTATAATAGTAATGTTGCCATGTGTGAGATGCGTTCTTCTGATATTTTTTCTTTTTCGATGAATGGGTTGTTTTCACATTTTGTTTCGCAGAATGCATTTGTTTAAATAAATCAATAATAATAAATTCGTATAGTTCACTTTTTTGAGTAGATAGGTATTTGTCAGTATTATTGAACCGAATGATATCCGCTTTTTTAATCGTGTGTTTTTTATATTTTTTGTCAGTTGTAATAGGGTCTAGTTTAAATTCTTTGATAACAGGTTGCAGTTCAGGTACAATATATTTTTCAAATACATATTGTTCAATGGGTGGAGTGGCTGAAATTTTAAGATAAGTCAGTAATGACTTTGTATAGTTATGAACAATATTGATATTATGATACCCTTCGCAAATCATAGTAATAATCTGTTTTTCTGACGAGGATACGGGTATTTCAATATTGTTCCATTCTGCGCGTCTAAGTTTTCGTTGTGTTAAATCCATATGATACTATATTATCGGGTTATCTTTATAATATATTTTCAATTTTATTATACATTATATTTTTTAAAACAACAAGGTTTTCCTTGAGCATTATTGCTAGATCTTCTCCGTAATGCACTTCGCACAAAACGACTTTTACTGCCCACGCCTGAGCCAACCACATAGTGGTTTTCTATATTTCCTGGCTTATTATATGTAAAAAATAAACGATGGGACATTATATATATATAAATATTGACTGATGAATTTTGACAAAGCACCTATTAAACAAATAATTGAACGCACATAAATATATAATATAATGTAAAATATAATATGCCTAAACTCAATCGAACCCCGATTATTATTTCAATTGAGGGCAATATTGGTTCGGGAAAATCAACATTTGTAGAACATCTTAAGAAATTCATGTGGCTACTACCGGACTGCAATAAACAAAAAACCTTTAATGTTTGCTTTCTACAAGAACCAGTCGATGATTGGCATTCTATTACGGATAAAAAGGGTGAAACCATGCTTTCGAAATTTTACGCAGATTCAAAAAAATACGCCTTTCCTTTTCAAATGATGGCATACATTTCGCGTCTTGCTTTGTTACGCGACGCACTAAAGACCGGGTATGATATTATTATTACAGAGCGGTGTGTTCAAACTGATAAAATGGTTTTCGCACAAATGCTTTATGACGACGGTAAAATGGAAGATGTAGAATATGCTATTTATAACAAGTGGTTTGATGAGTTTATTTCCGATATCCCCGAGATATTTACTATTTATCTGCGAACAGATCCGGAAGTAGCAAAAAAACGTGTAGAGAAGCGTGCGCGTGATGGTGAAACCATTCCTCTCGAATATCTAACAGCATGTCATGAGTATCATGAGCGGTGGCTCACGAGCAAACCAGAGCATACAATTAAAACGATTGATGTAAACGCCGATACTGAAGCAAACGCCGATACTGAAGCAAACACTGAAATGATTTCCTGCTGGGTTGATAGTGTAAAGGAAGTTATTGTTGAATTACAATTAATGACCAATCGTGCAAATGACTCACAAGACACACATATTTTAATGTTTGATGGTGGTAGTAGAGGAAATCCAGGAATCTGTGGAGCGGGCCATGTAATTATGTATAATGGTGAACAAATATCTTCAGGATCTGCTATCGTGGCAACTAACAATACAAATAATTACGCGGAGTATATGTCTCTTATCAATGGCATGAATGATGCATCTGATCATGGTATAAAAGAAATTATTGTGAAAGGAGATTCACTATTAGTTATCAATCAAGTTATGGGGAAATGGAAGGTTCGAAATAATATACTACAAAATTTGCATACGGAAGTGACTGATAAGCTTTCACAATTTGACACTATTTCATTTCATCATGTTCCCCGCGAAGAAAATAAATTAGCTGATGCGGAAGCAAATAAAGCGATGGACAGCTACGTAAAAGCTGTAGATGATATATAAATATATTATACAGCTCCATACATTTATATCAACCTAATAATGCCAAATGATTGGGTTCAATCATAGGAGTATGTATATTATCGATGGACAAACAATTTTTATATTCGAGTGGGTCTTTACAGTTTCCAGTTGTAGGAAATAAATCTGCACCATAAATATCTTGCAGTAATAGCCATTCAAACATACCGCCTGGATATACATAAATATTTTGAAACCCAAGCGCATGAAGCTGTTTACATTTTTTTTCTACTGTTTCGTCGCAGGCATTTGTTCCATATACAATAATTGGAACCGCTTTATTTTTAGTAATATTCGCATTTAATATATCGACTTCAGTATCAATACTAAGCGTTGTTGCAATTAAACATGATTGATTTGATATACGCAATGTGTTAATCATAAAACTATTTTTATTAGAGATTGCTTTTTGAACACTTTCATAATTAATTGTTATAATCGAGTTTGAATTACCCATAATAATATTAATTTTATAAGTTATTTTTAAATAAATAACTTATAAAATATACTTTTATAAGTTATTTTTAATTATCTATTTTTTATTCTCTATTTTTTATTCTCTATTTTTCATTAGCTTTTTTTCATTAGCTATTTTATTTAAAAGAAACAATTATTTCAATATCTTCTTTTTTTATTGTTTTTGTAGCAGAGACCGATAGTTCTTCGCGTTTTTTCCGTGTTTTAGTTTTAGGATTTGCAGCGTCTCCTTTTTTTCGCGAAGAACTATTGCGATTATTCATATCACTTTCAATTGCTGCATAATTATTTCTAATATAGTCTATCACCTCATTTTCAAGGGCCCATTTGAAAAAATTCAACTGTCCGATAGTAGTTTGTATATGTTTCTCATCATTATATGGTATTGTAATTCGTTCCCATCGACAAAACGGATCAAATCTTTTTTTTGAGTATGCCCTAAGTTTCAATTTATAATCTTCATACACCTTAAAGCGCCTCCCATTTTTTAAATGATATACCGTGTAAAATTTTTTGGCATAATTTGTAGAGAACCAATCTACTATACGCAACGAAATGTTAGAACTTCCATTAATTATTTCTAACATAACATCTAATGTATTATTTACCGTATAATACTGCAATAAATTATTTAATAATAATGTATTTTGTGTAGCCAAAGCCATTAATAATATTATTAATTCTTGTTTAAATACTAATCAAAAACAATCAAAAACAATCAAAAACAATCAAAAACAATCAAAAACAATCAAAAACAATCAAAATGGTCAATAATAATTCAATATAATACCGTTACTCTTTTTTATATTTAATATCTTGATTGGAATTTTTTGGAATAAGGAAATTGTCCCTCGTCTCCATGTCTTCTAAATAATTCGACTGACGCAAAAATGGATTTATACTCACTGATGCCACGGGCATACGTTCTGTTAATTTATCATTCATATCATCGCGTTTCCCGGATGGTTCACTTTTTTCAGTTGATTCAAGCGCATATTGAATTTGTGTAGGTTGTTGTTGTTGCATGTGCTGCTGCTGCTGCTGCATGTGTTGTTGTTGTTGCTGCTGCATATGCTGTTCGCGTGTAACATGTGGATTATCTATATAGTATTCTCCAACTTCGCTAGTTCTATTATTAAAATTGGTATTCTCTCCACTAGGCTTATCTGCTTTGTATGAACGAACTGGCTTTACTCCATTACTCCACATGTAATCATATATTTTTTCAGTAGTCATATATGTAGTATGGAGAGAATTGCGTTTTAATATACACGAATTGATAAACATTTATTATTTAAAATAAAAAACCAAACTATTAAACTAAAATTATAAAAATTACAGTGATATTTATTTTTATTTATGCAAAATAGCTACATTCTATATAGTTGGCTACACAGTCGCCATATCCCTACCTTGTTCATTCATTTGACATCCGTTTGATTTTTGCAAATCTAGTATAGCTTGTTTTTGGGCGCGAAGATATTTTTTACACATGCCCATTAGTTTTCCAAATGCCGGCTGCAAACACATGGTATTCATAATTATACTAGCAATTGCAGTATCATCTTGTGGTTTACTTGAACAATTAGATAGAACAATTGCCCATACTCCTGAAACTAGAATAAATAGTAGAAGATAGCAATTTTTCTTATGATCATACACAAACATACTAGTATTGATTGCAGACACAATACATGCAAAGAAGTATCCAGAAGAATACATTACAGAGGCATAAATGCATCTTGTGCACCGAGCATTATTTTTCGTTTTTGACAACTCTTCCTCATAGTAAGAATCGTTTGGGCACAGATCATGTTTTTTGCATGACGCCGCGTTTTCTTGAGAATATGATCCATTATTACAACCTGTACACTCTGCTGTGCCAATAGACGACCATGTTCCAGCCGTACACACAATGCAAGTAGCCTGGGTTGCGCTATATTGCCCATCCAATCCAAATTTTCCAGCCGGACACATTTCACCAAAACAGTTGTCTTGTCCAGTCGTAGCAGAGTGTCGCCCACTTTCACATTTTTTGCATGAAAACTGCCCAATTGTAGAATATTGTCCAGCGAGACACACCTTGCAAGTATTAGATCCGACTGTTCCGTATTTTCCAGCATTGCAAACATCGCCAATACAAAAGGTGTAGTCTCCACTAGAAACCCTTCCCGGTTCGCATGACAGGCACGCTTCTTCAGAATGCTTAGCATCTGTTCGATATGTATTTTCTGGACATTGTTCACAACTAGTAACATATTTTTTGTTTGGCGTCAGAATAGCATATTGACCTGGTACACAAGGCCTGTTGTTATACGTATTTCGGCGGCGCCGCCTGCCTGCAGCTACAGCAACAACCATATCAACGCAAACGACTAAAATTGTCATTGTTTTGAGAATACGCATCATGATAGTTTGTATTGCTTATACGCATTTAAATCGAATCAATTTATTTTATAATTATCATTTAATTTATAAATCATATATTAATTTTTTTATGAATTACTGCAGTGGAAAATAATGTGTAGATTGAATGTTGATATTTGTTTCTTGTTTTTATGGATCTCCGTGTGACACGTTTTCTTTGTGTTTTATTTGCCTTTCGCGACAGCATACGCAAAGTTTGTGCTAAATGAAACTGGTTCCCGGGTTTCCATGATGTATCATCTGTCTTTATCCATTGTCCATTGTTGTATGTGTTTTCTAAAAACACATCTGGTAAATAAAGCGCATCACTCATAATGGCATGCCACCCACGTATAAATTGCGTTTTATCTTTATAGAGATATGTAATCGTATAATATGAAACAGGCACTTCTATATGTCTTCCGCCGGTTAAACGACTGGTTGTTTTTGCTTTCTTAATCACATCTGATACAAGTTTACGTTCAGCACTGCGACTCCAAAAACTAGTATTTCCTAAACATTCTCGAGCAGTCATATTATTATCATATGCCGTGACGAAAAATCCAGTAGGAATTCTTTTACCTTTAGTCAATTTTGGCGTTTCACGCAGCAAAAAACTGAGATATCCTACCCCTTTCGCAGTAAGACCCTTACTCCTTGTCCGACCAACCCATTGCAACATTGCTCGAGGAACAATCCTATCTAAAAGATTATACATTACTTTAAATGAATTGATATGGTCTACTACTTGCAAACAGGGGAGGTCGCCATAAATGTTTCTTTGCATGATGGCATGCGCAGCACAATTTTCCAGCTCAATTGCTTTATGTAATGGTAAATGATGTGAAAAATCAGCACTTACAACCACTAATATGTCTGTTAATTTGATAGATAATCGATTGAGGTCGGCAACGATGGATTCTATATTGTGTTCGAGTAAATTATATCCTAATATTTTACTATTGGGATATATTTTCTGTAACGATTTGTATGGAACATAAAATTCATGATAATATGACATATTCCCAGCAACATTGCCGCGTATGGTAATATTATGTTTTTTGGATACTGGAATGTAAAGAATAACGATTGTGCTGCTGGGGTTTTGAGGTCTATAGCGCAAAGTGTGACTAATTATATTTCCAGAATGAGCTGTGCCTGCATGGGGTAATACATAGCCGTGTAAATCAGGTAAATATATGGGAGGTAATATTTTTATATCTATTGAGTTGAACCACATATATAAAAATATTAGATTATTTATTGGATAATTGTATATGTTAATAATAATGGTGTCGTCAAGATTGTTTTTTTATAGTTAAATTTTTAGTAAAGTGAAATTTATCAGCATCTATCCTTCGCCGCTTTAAATTACAATCTAAGCAGGCAATAACAGTATTAGCTTTCGTATGACTCTTATAATTATCAAGTCTATCTAAACTCCATTGCAATGGTTCGCGAGCAATGCTATATAATATTTTAACTGGTGTCGAACAATAATAGCATTTTAGTTTTGACGCGACCAATTTTTCTAATAATTCTTCACGCGTAATTAAAGTAGTGATATCATGAAAGCTTTTTTTAATATCTTGTGTTTTATAACCATGTATTTTTTTATCTAAAGATGAAAGAAATAATTTTTCATGAATATCACAATTCCCGGTAAGATATAATGTGTTAATACAAGTTCGTTCAATAGCATGTTTCAATTCTATTGTATTTTCCACGCGATTCACGCGTTTTTTATCAATAGAAATACTCCGTATATTAGACATACTATATACTAGACGCACTATATAATTTATATATATATATCATAAAAGGTTAAACTTAATTTACAATACATATATAATGGATACACAAAACATAAATCATCTAAATATATCTTTAAGTATAAATAAAATAACAAATGATAAGGCAACAAATGATAAGGCAACAAATGATGATGATAAGGTAACAAATGATGATGATAAGGTAACAAATGATGATGATAAGGTAACAAATGATGTTGATGTGGAAACAACTGATGATGATAAGGTAATAATTGATAATGCAACAAATGATATTGATGTGGAAACAACTGAAACAGTCGATCCACCTACAATAGATAATGTATTAAATAATGAATCAGAAAATTACAAAAAGGAGCCATGGTGTAGACTTGATAAAACTACAAAAATAGCCAAAATAAACTTTTATGTAAATAATGAAGTAACACAAATGCACAATCTCACACCAGCAGAAACCAAGACACTAATAACGTATCTTGTGCGTTGCTTAGATAAGGAAAAATTACAACGTGTAAAAGAAGTAGATTATAAAAAAGATTGTGGAACAATAACAAATATACCAGCGCTTTATTTTGAAAAAACATCAAGAAAATTTACATTAAAACGTTGTGAGAAGAGGATGAATACGCTAAAATCATTGTCGAAGCCAAAAAAATCGAAAAAGTCAAAAAAGCCTAAAATGAAAACGCAAGATATACCGAATAAGGCAGAATAATAGTTACAAATATATTTTAATAAGTGTAATGAAATTGATACAAAGATATTTCCATAATATATTCAATATATTATGGATAATACTGATTTAGAGCAATCATCTGATGATGATTGCAGTACATGTTTATCACCAAGCGATTATAATGAGTTAGTTACTTCTATGCATCAAAATATATATGATATTCTAACTGAAAACCCATTATTATATACCAAACCAGATTTTAAAAATAAATTAATGGATATCCTATTAGATATTTATTCAGTGCAGCTTACAGATATAAAATTGCTACTAATGAATACTTCTTCGTATACAGATGAATGCCGGTTTGAGGGAATGATATATAATATTATTAATAATGGGTTGGAGTTATTTTATTTGAATACTGCTCCTCCGAGAGAATGCGGCAATACATATACAACAGGTCATGTCAATATAGGTAAAATGAAAGAAGTTATTTCATATTTAGAATCCGTTCCACAGCCTGACCAGCGAACAGATGAATGGTATCATTTCAGGCATAAATATCTAACAGCAAGTAGTTTATGGAAGGTATTTTCCACGGCAGGTGCCCGCAATAGTTTAATATATAATAAATGCGCCCCTCTACATACAGCTAAATACAAAAGTTTCTCGCTAGATTCGCCGATGCATTGGGGAAATAAATATGAACCGGTGTCTATTCAATGGTATGAGCATACATATAACACGGCAGTAAGTGATTTCGGTTGCATCCCCCACGAAACAATAGAGTATATTGCGGCATCGCCAGATGGCATCAATACATTACCGTCGTCTGATAGATATGGAAGAATGTTAGAGGTTAAAAATATTGTAAATAGAGAGATTACCGGAATACCAAAAAGCGAATATTGGATTCAAATGCAAATACAAATGGAAGTGTGTAAATTAGAAGAGTGTGATTTTTTAGAAACTAGATTTATTGAATATGAAAGTGTAGAAGATTTTAAAGCAGACGGAACGTTTACCGTTAGTAAAGATGATAAACGAAAAGGTATAATTATGCATTTTGCAGGAGAAGATAATGCGCCTATATATGAATATCCACCATTATTTCAAGCGGAAAATGAATTTGAAATATGGGAAGCCGATATGATGGAAAAATATCAGAATTCTACATGGATACAAAACTTATATTGGAAATTAGAAGAAATCAGTTGTGTATTAGTATTACGTAACTCATTTTGGTTTGAAAATGTATTATGCGAATTACATTCCTTTTGGGAAATTATACAAAAAGAAAAAATTAGCGGGTATGAACACCGCGCACCTAAACGCCGTGAAAAAACTCCACACGCATCCCCTCAATTAAAACCTTTAAAATGTAATATTGATATAGCAAAATTACTCGGCAAAGACCCCACAAATGCCACAAACCCTAGCAAACAAAATATGTCTTCTACTCCACACAAACCCCAAGTAATTACTGATACACATTCAAAAAAAATCACATTTACTATTGATACTGAAACTATTGCTAATACGGAATTACAAGACTAAGTCTAACTATGAGGTATCCATAATATTTTTTTATGGACCATATTCATAAAAGTTCACACGCGTTCCACTATCCCATCTCGGAGGAGTGGCCGGCGGAGGAATTTCTTGTTCAGTATCGTCATATAATCCGCCACAAAGTTCAGGCGGACTACAAAGTCCATTCGTAGGTTTTCTCCAATATCGAACATTGTTATTTGCACATGAATTTATGGGAAATGTAGGATAATTCATATATATATCTTCGACACCAAAACCAGATACACCAGGAGAGGTATTAACTTTATAAGTTCCATGTAAGATAGGATTATCAACAGATGACGGATACTCTCCAGCATCACTAAAATGTTCTTTTTTATTGGAATTTATAATGGAAACAATAGAACTAGAAAGAGCTATTGATAATAATATAAATACAGTTATTAATGTCATGGATTTATTATTCATTATATATATATCAATATTTTCTTTAAAAATATTTATACAAATAATTACATAAATACAAGGATTGTATATATGTAATGCCTGGCGACAACATGATTTCCCTGGAAATGAGAGTCACAAAACGCAATGGGTCTACAGAGGAGGTTTCATTTGATAAAATCCTAAATAGAGTAAAACTATTAGGATTGCGCAAACACCCACAGTTAGTTCTCAATTATAGTCAATTAATTATGAAGGTGATTGATCAATTATATACCGATATTCCAACTAGAATTATCGATGAATTAACAGCAGAGCAATGTGCGTCATTATCAACCAAGCATTTAGATTATGGTATTCTCGCAAGTCGCATTATTATTTCAAATAATCATAAAAATACAGATACATTATTTTATAATACAGTGCATAAATTATATCATTTTACAGATATACATAATAAAAAAATTCCATTAATAGACAAAGATGTATGGAATATCGTCGAATCGCATAAAGATACTCTAGAAACAATGATTGATTATAGTCGTGATGATTTAATAGATTATTTTGGATTTAAAACATTAGAGAGAGCCTATTTAATGCGCGCAGATGGAAAAGTTATTGAGCGCCCACAGCATATGTGGCTTCGCGTAGCATTAGGAATTCATAAAGATGATTTTGTTACACATAGTTCTGCGCGCGGCTTAGCAAATGTAAAGGAAACATATGATCTCATGTCGCAAAAATATTTCACGCACGCCACACCTACTCTATTTAATTCAGCAACTCCTCGACCGCAATTAAGTTCATGTTATTTAATTAGTATGGAAAATGATAGTATTGACGGTATTTATAATACGCTAAAGGAATGTGCGCAGATTTCAAAATGGGCGGGTGGCATTGGGTTACATATTCATAATATTAGGGCAACCGGGTCACATATTCGCGGTACAAATGGGGTTAGCAATGGTATTGTGCCAATGCTTCGCGTATTTAATGCAACGGCGCGATATGTTGATCAAGGTGGGGGGAAACGTAATGGAAGTTTTGCTATTTACATGGAGCCATGGCATGGTGATGTCGAGGAATTTTTGGATCTGCGTAAAAATCATGGTGATGAAGAGAATCGCGCCCGCGATTTATTTTATGCTCTTTGGATTCCTAGTCTTTTCATGGAGAGAGTAAAAGAAGATGGCGATTGGTCATTATTTTGTCCCGACGCATGTCCAGGGTTATCAGATTGTTATGGTGATGAATTTAACCAGCTTTATAATAAGTATTGTAACGAAGGAAAAGAAATGAAAACAATTAAGGCACGAAGCCTGTGGTTTAAGATATTAGATTCACAGATGGAAACAGGCACACCTTATTTGCTATATAAAGATGAGGCAAATAATAAAAGTAACCAAAAGAATTTGGGGACGATTAAATCAAGTAATCTTTGCACCGAAATCATTGAATATAGTGATAAAAATGAGACGGCAGTATGCAATTTGGCTTCCATTGGTCTTTCTAATTTTGTTAAAATAACACCTAGTCCATTCAAGGGTGGAACCGTCGTGATATATACGAAGAAAAACTGCAATTGGTGCGTTATGCTAAAATTAATTCTTCGGCAGCGGCACATTGATTATACAGAGCATCTTTTGGAAACGGAAGAGGAGATTGATGCATATAAGGTGGAATTTAATGTCGAAACCATACCATTGCTACTGGATAATGGTATATCGGTTGGAGGATTTACTGATGTTTTATCGTTATTGAGACATACATTTGATTACGAGAAGCTTCACGCCGTTGCGAAAGTCATCACGACAAATCTGAATAAGATTATTGATGTGAACTTTTATCCAACAGATAAAACCAGGCGAAGTAATCTTCTCCATCGGCCAATTGGCATAGGAGTGCAGGGTTTGGCAGATACATTTGCTAAAATGGACATTGCATATCATAGTGATGAGGCGAAAGAGCTTAATAAACTAATATTCGAAACCATATACCATGCATCGCTTGAACGTTCTAATGAGTTGGCGACTGAGCGCATCATCGATATGAAAACAGTTGGCGATTATGTTGAGTGGGATGTCAATATTTTTGCAAAACCTCGCGATGATATGTGTAGAACTTATATGAATGTCACAGAAGCAGATAAACCAATATTTGAGAGAGTAAAACCTATTGCGCGCGAGGCAAGACGAGGACGCGGAAAGTTATGCGGAGCTTATTCGACATTTGAGGGCAGCCCCACTTCACAAGGAATTCTGCAATTTGATATGTGGGGCGTGACACCATCCGACAGATATGATTGGACTGCACTTAAGGAGAACATCCAGGACACAGGACTTCGTAATTCTCTTCTAGTAGCGCCCATGCCTACTGCTAGCACAGCGCAAATTTTGGGAAATAACGAATGTTTTGAGCCGTTTACGAGTAATATTTATACGCGGCGCACAAATGCTGGCGATTATACAATTGTAAACAAGCACATGATGCGCGACCTTCACGATATTGGTGTATGGACAAATGAGCTTAAGGATAATATTATTTTGAATAAAGGCAGCATTCAGCATCTTACGTGTGTGCCACAATTTCTTAAGGATAAATACAAGATTGTTTGGGAAATCCCGATGAAGCATATGATTGATATGGCGGCAGATCGTGGTGCGTATATTTGCCAATCACAAAGCCTGAATTTGTGGTTAGAAGACCCTGATTATAAATCACTGACATCGATGCATTTTTATGCGTGGAAGAAAGGATTAAAAACAGGAATTTACTATTTGCGACGCAAAGCCCGCCACCAGCCACAGCAGTTTACAATAGGTCCTGAAAAAACGATGGGCGGCGATGAAGAGGAAGATAACCTCGATAATGATAATATTATAGATGAAACAGAAATGTGTGAGATGTGCTCTAGTTAAATTCAACTTTTAGGTAGTGTTAACGCTTCAGAAAAAGTTGAGTCAAAAAATATATCAATCATACCTTTGAAGTTTAAAGCTAAATCAATTATATTATAATTATGCATGAAAAGGACACAGAATACGAAAATAATAATATTGCAGATGACTTTATAAATAACGAAGAAGGAATAAAATGTAAAAATTATGAGTTATGTGAATCAGTATTACCTAAATGGTGGTTTGAATGTAAGGGCAATTATTTATGTTCTAGTTGTCATATGCTGTTTGGAACTTGGAAACTGCATGGGCAACAATATAAAACAGGTAAAGGAATACTAGAAATAAGTGATAATTTAGAGTGCCCGATATGCTTGGAAAATAAACGGGGGATATCACAGCCCAATTGTGAACATACATTATGTATTGATTGCTTTAAAAGATGTCATTATGGTAAAGATGAAGAAACGGATTCAGATGAAGAAAATCTTAGGAAATGTCCATTATGTCGCAAATAATCGGTGTTTTAAAGGTTTAATACAATTTTCTGTTGTTTTTTGACTCAACTTTTTCTAAAAGTTGAAAATTACCGACAATACGTCTTATGAAAGGATTTAAACTTCGCACATCCATCCTTAATAACATCATGGGCATGGTTCAGCATACCATAACATCTTGCGCAAATAATAACATCTGCCATCGAGTCGTGCATTCCCTTTGGCGATTGATTGAAAATATGACTATGCAGCTCAGTCAATGTCGGATATTTAAAATATTTCTCTCCAGACCTGCTAGTTGCCTCAATTTTACACGTATCCACGTTGACTTTCATGGTGCATTGCTCAGGTTTCCCCCTACCATTAATAGTAAAATATTGCGAAATACGAAGGCGGATAGACTCTACCATAATCATGCGCTTATCAAATGAAATATTGTGCCCCACTACTCGGTCACAGTCTTGCAGCGCGCCGTTAAACTTATTGACCGCATCGATAAGAGGAATGCCTTTTCTTTTGGACATGGAACGCGTAATTTTATGAATATTAATGCTTTCCTCCGTAATATCAACGTCGTCATCAAGACGAATAATGTCGTCGCTCCAGCCTAAAACAGAGCACGTGTCGGTATCATATACAATATAACTGAGCTGAATAATATGTGGCCATTTGTTCGTTTCGCGAATCGATGGATTACGTTCTGTCGGGAGCCCCGTAGTTTCAGTATCGAAAATGAGTACTTTCATTAGACTTGTGTATAAAGCTAATATATAAAGAAAAATTTATATCAATTTTGCTTTATATTTTAAACAGTATTACTATACGGCAATTATTTATCATTGTTTATTCGGATTATATTTCATTTTATCACTCTCTGCAGCGATCTCATCTTGTATGGTATATTTGAGAACACTATTCATGTCTACATAACAATTATCCATATTCGCCATATCAATGCGTTTGTTAATATCAGTCATGGTTCCATGTGGGTTCCATTTACCAAGATGCAACTTTGGGGCAGGTTGTCCTAATAAAGGAGAGAGTAGTTTACTTATCGTAGTTCTCATTTTGTTATATATAACAATATAAAAAACTTTTATTATATTTATTTATTATTATATTTATTTATTTATTATATTATTATATTTATTATTATTATATTATTAAACCATGTCTTTTGTTACTACGATAGCTCAAATGATGGACAATACATGTGGGGCTGGTCATTTTTCTTAACTCCAAATGACATACCAAAAGTTCCGGCGGCTGTTTGCATTGTTGCGTGCGTTGTTGCCGTTTCACTATTATTACTCTCCAATAATTGACGTAGACTCCGATGAATGTTTAGAAGATATTTTTTTTTCATAACATGATGCATGATAACGAAATCCAGCCCACTAATATTCGAGTCATCGGAATCATTCATTGCTGCAACGCACTCCAAAATACGCATAGCATCGGTAATAAGCCTTTTCTTCTTGTCAATAACATTAATGGTAATCCGAATAACTGCGCATTCATACTCTTCGGGGATGGCGTTCTTATACCACGAAGAAGAAAGAAATTCACCGGCATTTTCATTTGGGGTTGTGGTAACAAATGGGCTTAAGATAGGCACCCATGTATTTTGCGTAGATTTTACAATGAAGTAATACTTGGTGATTGGTTTGTTGGAATTATGTTTTGTTGTCATATTTGTATTGTTCTTGTGAGTTATTTATTATTTAATATGTCTTCAATTTTATTAGTATTGTTTGCAAATCCCAAAACTTTTACGATGAAATTTTGTAATTCCATGTTCTTTTATGCCCGCCATGTGTGTGGCCGTTCCATACCCTTTGTTTTTTAGAATCCCATATTTATCATCAAGTGTGGGGTCTTTTTCACATAACTTTCTAATATACTCATCGCGCGAAACTTTAGCTAAAATAGATGCCGCTGCAATAGATGTATATTTGTTGTCCCCGCCGACAATAGTCGTGTGTGGAACTTGTATTAGACCATACTCTCCTTTCATAACGACATACGGTTTGAAATCACTTCCATCTACCAACAGATGAAAGGAAATTGTTTCTTTATCTTGTTCAGAAAATGTCTGGAAACATTCGCGGATTGCCATATGCATGGCACGAAAGGTTGCTTGCCGAATATTAATTTCGTCAATTACATCTTCATCGACATACCCTACGCCCCAGGCAATCGCATGTTCTTTAATATATTCGGCAATTTCCGAGATTTTCTTTTCAGAACTAAATCGCTTGCTGTCTTTCATGGAAGCATGATCGAAAATATCATCTTTAGGAAGAACTACGGCGGCACTATACACGCGCCCTAGCATAGGGCCTCTGCCCACTTCATCTACGCCAATTTCAATAGAGGGATCCTCATCGAACCATTTTTCAAGAGGCGGGGCTTTACTTTTAGGCATTTTACTGCCACTGTTATTTATATTATACATAAATCAATTTTATTTCATATAACTTATTTTATGTATAATATATATATATATATAATGAAGCTTACAAAACTCCATTTATTTTTAATTTTATTAGCAACTTTACTTGCCGGTGCGGCGGGATTAGTAATCACAGAAGGGTTAACGGATAAAACCGGTCGGTCATTCAATAATGATCCTGAAGAGCCTGCAGATGACATCGAAGTAGACAAGTTATTTAATCCATATCAAGCTTCTCAAGATACGTCTAAGGAAGGGCTTGAGCGCGGCCAAATTCCTCGAGGCGACGAGGATTTATATATGTTGAAATCAGAAATTGTGCCACCAGTTTGCCCAGCTTGCCCTACCGTAACAAGTTGTCCGCGCCAAGAACCATGTCGCCCTTGCCCGCCATGTGGTCGCTGCCCCGAGCCGGCATTTGACTGCAAAAAGGTGCCGAATTACAAAACAAATGATGACAATTACTTACCAAGACCTGTATTAGCTGACTTTAGCCAATTTGGTATGTAATGTGCACCTTTAGAAAAGGTGCTCCAAAATTAGGGAATCTAATTAAATTAGAATAAATTAAAATATGTTTGTTTATTTTAATTTATCTTATATTCTCTCTATGACTATGTTTCACCCCCGGAACAATATCCCATTACATTTTTGAGCGACGAGTAGGTGAATGTTTTGAGCGACGAGTAGGTGAATGTTTTGAGCGACGAGTAGGTGAATGTTTTGAGCGACGAGTAGGTGAATGTTTTGAGCGACGAGTAGGTGAATGTTTTGAGCGACCTTTCTGTCTTTTTCGAGAGCCAGACCGCCGTTTTTTCAAAATTTTTTTGGTTTTTTTACTTTTCCTTCGTCGGCGTAATGGTCTACTTCTAGACAGTCGTTTTTTACGGCTACCGCCTTGGTGATCTGCATCGCGAAGATCGCGAAGTTCGCGAAGTTTCGCCAGCTCCTCGCGTGACGCCACCACAAACGCAGGGATGGCTGGTGAAACAAAAACACTAAGCCCCGCTCTGATAGCGTTATCTTTGAGCATGGTGACGAGCATGGCTGCCCATGGAAAGTTGTTCGTGCAGGTGGAACCCCAAGTGAGGTTGGCCACACAAGTTTCCGCTCCACCCAAACGCATAAATCCAATAACGGCAAGGCCGAGCCAGATACTATATCTGATATATTTCATCGCGTACTGATTGGCTCCCACGTCCTTCACGACATTCTCAATTATGTGCCACACTTTGCTTTCAACTTCTCTGCGTCTCAAAATTATCAGGTACATCAAGTCCTTCCAGTTCGTCTCCTTCTCCGCTTTTTTTATACTATGAATAAAATGTCGCCCACTCCGCTGGGCCTCCACCGCATCCTGCCTCGTCATCGAGTCCGCCGTCCCAGGAAACATGCTAACATATAACTGGGGCTTGCCGCCATTGATGACTTGCTGAAGTTTGTGGATGTGCCTAGTCACCGCTTCAGAAATTTCATATACCGTCTTGGTGCTGAGCAGATCTCCCAGAGCGACTGCTGTCAGGTTGCGCCCCCCCCGCCCCTTAAATATGTTTTTCAATAAATCATAATTTTGATTGATAACCTCCGCGCGCCGCGCCGTTCTCCTTTTAGCCAGTTGCTCCGTACGATTGACCTCGGCCGCTCCGTCAGATTCAATTAACCCGTCAAACACGCTGATACCCTCCTTCTTCGCCTCAGCCAGAATTCTCTTGCCCGCAACTTGCACTCCCAGATTACCCCAAATGGTAAGCAATGCACTATCCATTATAGCCTTCTGATGCTCCGCCGTGCCTGAATTGAATGAATCTGTCTGTCCGTCCTCCAGGTCGGCGCCGCGCTCCCTATATGCAATTTCTATGGCGCGGTTTATTTTCTCCGTCACGGCGGCTTTCTCGGCGGCTTTCTCGGCGGCTTTCTCGGCGGGCGCCGCTTCCGCCGCTTCCTCCTCCGCCGCCACCCCCGGCGCTTCCGCCGCC